CTATACCGCCAGCCCAAGATTTTTATGCTCTGCGGCAATCCAGGCTTTCACTTCCTCGTCAGCTGGCATATCAGCTAAACGTACCGTGCTTTCTGGTGCCTCACTTTGTGCAATGAGTGATAAAGTGTCCCGGAGAATGAACTCTCCCTGTGCTACAGCACGACCAAAGCGAAGGAGATCAGCTTTGTATTTTGCCTGTTGCTTTAAATCACCAGGGAAAGCCTTATAGATATTTTCGCTTTTCATGACCATCTGGACAGCTTCTTTAATGCGTATGTGATTCTGTAGTCCCTGAACACACAAACGTTTCATTTGAGCTGTTTTATCAAAAAGCGGACCTTTGCCCTTGTCCTGCCTTTCTCGCACAAGCGCATTCAAAAGGAAACGCTGACGGTCATTGATATGATTCAAATAGTCCGCAGCTTCTTCGAGAGGTAAGAAAATTTGCCCACTCGGTAAGTTAAAAGTTAAAGAAGCAGCGACACCATGATTTGCGCTAACCTCAACTGCCGTTACTGGTAGCGTTGTGCTCTGCGCCGGGACCGGCGCAAGTGAAGCCATAAGGCTTGCAGCAATTGCCGCGACAGTTGTCTGAGTTGATTTTTTAGCCATATAACCCTCTGTAACACCAAAGCTGCTGATACAGACAGCCTTATATTCTCTCTCAAGAATAACTCAAAGCGCACTCCGTATAAAGAACCATCAGTTTAACTGCTAACATCCTATAAATGTAAACAAACCTGAGTAGTCTTTTCCCTCATAATTAAGTAGGCCATCGGAAAACCGTCACAACCATCACGCCTCTTAAAACCATCACTTAACCATTTGATTATTATTAATAAATGTTGTGACGGTAAAACCATCACAAAACGTAACGTAAACCGTCACACTCAATAAATTCAATGAGTTATAAAACAGAGTTGTGATGTTTTAAGACCATCACACTGTGATGCTTCTGTGATGCTCTTGTGATGGTTTTAAATATACTAATTTATTATTAAATATCATATAGATAGATAATATTTTTAAATCTTGTGACGTTTGTGACGGTTTTCCGATGCCCCCCATCAAATTTTGAAAATGCCCAGATTGGTCAGAAATCCCCCTGATTTGTTGGTAGTTTTGTATATCTATCTGTTAGTGATTTGAGCACTGGAGCGTGTACGTTATTACAGGTATGGCGATGGTTCAGGCTGTGCAAAGTATTTCAGTTCCGCATTTCACTGCCATTCCGCGCCAGAGCGCGTCATATAAGGCCTGGGCACTTCCCCGCCCTTACGTGATCCCGATGCGGTTGTTACGTAAAAAGTCACGTAATCGCTGTTAATCCCGCATGAAATCCGGCACCGGCATTTTTCACCCACGGCCGGTAATCGCACAAAAACTGTAATCTTTGAAATCTGTTTCACACATTTCAGTTAGCGATCGGCTGTCAAATCCCCAGCGCTGGCGCGGTCTGGCGATGTGTTTTGTACCACCGGAAAAACTGAAATCATTCTCAACACGAAAACCGCAGGCGGGTGCGGTGTAGCGCCGTTTTCGTCACTTCCGCCGTTATTTCATCGCCAACAGACAGCCGCAGCGGCTTGCTGTGCCACTGAAACAAATGTGGTAATGGATGAACGGGGGCAGATATTAACGACGCTGAAAATGCGTCTGATGCGGTCTAAAAGTGGGGATAAAAAAACCCGCATTATGCGGGCTGATAAAGAGAGAATCAGGCGATGATGTTCTGGTACTTGCTCCGGGTCTGTCCGGCCTTCGCTGCCGTCTGGTTAAATGCGCCCGCGTTCGTCGGTGTACCGACGCTGGGGTGCGAATGGCTCGCGCACTGCTGCGCCAGCTCTGCCAGTAAATCAATGGTGTCCAGCATCATGGTCAGTGTGTTGACGCTCTCACTGCCAATATGCACGGTTGGCCCCATAATCTGCTGACCGCCCGATGCCACCGATTTACGCAATGCGGCAATCTTTTCTGTCAGGGTTCCCCCCACATCAACATTCATGGCCCCGGCCACTTTCGTGGACTGCTGCCCGGCGATTTCGGTTTCTTCATTTCCTGTAATACTGGCCAGCCGGTTTCCTTTTACCGCCTGGCTGAAGTCGCCAGCACTGACCTGCTGTATGGCTCCGGCCATCAGCGTGGCGGTACCCAGTACTGTGATTTTATCCGTGGCTTTCACCGTGGTTTCACGGCTGACCAGTTCGCGCCGTTCCGTGTCGGCTTTCACCGTCCGCGCCATCGATGTTTCACTGATGGTCTGATCCGTCTGGCGTACCCAGTCTCCTGCCTGTGTCACGCGTTGCGATACTTCCGCGCGCTGCTGTTGCAGCTGTTCGCCGGGCTTAATGTCCGGCAGACTGGTGCCATCCGGCAGCGTCTGCCTGATAAAGGGCTTGTCCGGTCTGCCGCCCGTAAACGCCACTTCTACCAGCGTTCCTTCCGGTGGAAACTGGAACATTCCCGAATCGTTACCGGCCATTGGCACCGGCAGCGGTACGGCGGAATATACCGGCGTCTGGTTGTCCGGGTTGCCGTCCGCGTCAAGCAGCTGCACGTCAACGGCGTACCGTGGCCGGAACGGGTCGGCAAAATTACCGCTTTTTACGGCCTCGCTGGGTGCCACCACCCTGGCCAGTTTGGGCAGGTGAAGACCTGAAGCCAGTTCCGGGTAATGGCTTTCTATCTGACGCTGCGCCGGTGTTTTCTGCAATGGTTGACCTGTGGCGCGGTTCCGTGGTGTCCACGTGATGGTCATTGTGTCATTCGCCAGATGAACTTTGGTCACGCGTTCCCCGTTCACGTCCACGCCCGGACGAAGACTCTGGATCACCGGCAATGTCATGGAATTACCGCCCGCCGTTCCCTGGCTGAACTCTGCCGGGATTTCTACCGGGCGTCCGGCAAACAGCGCCTTTTCTGCACCGCCGGCATACAGCGAACCATCCGGCAATGGATACCAGATGTAATCCGTGATACTGAATGCCCTGCCCAGGTTATTCAGCAGCTGGTATCCCGTCCCGTTATGGGTGAAATGGGGGATCGGTTTATCACTGTACGACACATCCGGTACCGCAATGCTGATCCCGCTGTTTTCCTCCAGCCATCCGGCCACATCGCGCAGTGTGGGATGCTGGAATGAGCATGGCCACATCCGTTCAAATACGCCAGCCAGCTCGCGGACGAACAGACGCTGATAACCGTTTTCGGCAGGCTGTGAGCGCTCCACATAGCCGGTAAACCAGCGCAGAAGTAAACCGGAATACCCCACATCCAGCCGTACCAGTTTGCCGGTGTAGTCTGTGGTCGTCTGTGCCGTAATAAAGCCACGTCCACAGCTGTTCAGCTCCAGCACCAGACTGGCGTCAGCCAGGTGTATTTCATCCGTTGAAAGGTAAAGGCGTTTTACTGGTTTCATCATTAACCCAAAGCGTCATTGACGGGCTTCAGCACCCTGCGTTCAAACCACGTCAGTTTTTCTTCATCCTCTCCGGCACTCTGCCCACCGGGTTGTCCCGTACTGCTGGCCGTCTGTTTTTTTGCCGTTGTTTTACCGGTTGCCCTGGCTTCCCGCTTCTCCTGTACGCTGACATGTTCCGCCAGGGTGAACGTGACCAGCCATGCCATTTTCCCGTCCTGCTGCGGCGCATCCAGCATTCCGCTGAAGGTGGCCTCACGAAAATTCACCGCTCTGGCCACCTCATGCGCAACGCGGTATTTCATGCGTTTCCCGTCTGCATCGGTGGCGCTGGCCAGTTCAAAAATACGCTTCAGGATCTCCGGGTTTTTAAAGGGTATTTCGCCGCTGATACGCAGCTCTTTGCCCTTTGCCCCCTGCTCTGATTTGGTGGTCGCGCTGGTCTGGCCGGACTGGTCTTTATCCTGAAACTGCTGGGAAACGGTCACGCGCATGTTTTTCAGCAGTATGGCCTCACCATTAAGCGCCAGTGTCGGGATCGACGTCATGAATCATGCCCCTTATTCCATCAAGATTTTTTCCGGCCAGCATGATTGCCGCAGTATAAACGGCTGAAGGCTGCGGAATGTCCTTTACCAGCGCCAGAAGGGTGGCGGCGGTGTCGCCACTGGCCGTAAATACCCATGCCCTGGCACTTTTCCCCTGCAAATCAGCAAGGCCGCTGGCCACATCGTTAATCAGGCTGTCACGCAGTTGCGTAAATTCCCCCAGCTGTTGTTTCAGCCCGTCCAGGCTGAATCCGGCGCCAGCCGCTTTCTGCGCCTCACTGATAGCGGCAGCGGATAACGCTGCCCTGCTGGTCGGAACGGACAGCGGAATGGCAACCGGCAGTCCAGCCCCGGCTTTCGCGGGGATCTGCATTTTCTCAGTAGCCAGTGTCGCCGCAGACTCAGCCAGACGTCTAACCTGGGTGAATGCGGGCGCGGGGAAAACATCCACCAGGCTGTTAAGCCCCTTCATGAAGTTTTCATGGGTCTGTCCCGTTACCATCATGATCACCACATCGGTATTGCCTCCCGTTCCGGCCAGTCTTTCCGCCAGATAATGGATTGCGTTGACCGGACTCAGGTATGCCCCGTTATCGGTCTGCTGTCCCAGACCGTGAATCCACGGATGCGCCGGAACGACGGAACAATCCAGCGCAGCCAGTGAATCTGTAAAAGCCAGACGCGCTTCACGCCACATCCGGTACCTCCGGCCATTTAATGGCCTTATATTTCGCCTCAGTTGTTACATTACTGATATCCAGTGATTTAAGCGTATTGATATAATTCATCCACAGAATCAAAACCGCTTTATTTTCATCACTGATAGTTCCCAGCGTTAATTCTGTACGCCAGTCCCTGATTCTGTTATCTGCATCATTAAGTAATTTTTTCCGCGTTTCTTCTGCTTTCGCCTGATAATCAACCGGTACGGGCTTTACCTTCCCGTTAATGAAACGCCATCCCCCATAAATATCAAATCCGTCTGGCAGTACATCGGTCTCAACTACCGTAAAACCTGCCGGATAAAGGCGCGACACATCTTCGGCTACAGAACGGACAATACCTGTATCCGGGTCAATGCACAGCTTGTATTTTTTCGTGAACTTATCCAGCGAATCATAAAAGTCTTTTCCGTCTTCGCTGCAAAAATACAGAAAAGCATCACCGACTGGCTTTTTTTCAGGTGAATAAATAACTACGTTTTTTAGCTCCATCATATCCCTTCAGATCATTAGCCGTTAATTGTTCGCCACGCACCGTTGATAAACATCTGCAATGGCCTGTACGCGAATGTGACACCATAGGCGGTGGTAGGATCGTGTCTTGCCTGTGTTAAAAAACAGCCGGCAGGCGCTTCATTGGGACCATATTCATCTACTTTACCAGGCCATACTGGAGCACCGCGCTGGATATTCTGGACGTAGCGGGCGTCAAAATTACTGTAATTACCAGGGTAAATATTGCCGTTTACACTCAGCTCAATTCCACCGTCTGGTCTTCGCTGGCTGTATAAATGCCACCCCTGATCGTCGCTAAGCTCAATGACTGTTGGACGTTCTCCACCTCCCCACAGACTGAAACCGGCATTCAGTGCAGAATTGTTACCACTCGATAACGTCAGTGTTTTTCCGTTGCCGGCACGCACGATACCAGTAGCGCGAATATCTGCCAGCATGTGCAGCCCGGAATTGTCGATATAACCGACCTGGGCATTATTGGCATAAATACCCAGAACGCCGTCACTGTGCCACTTAAACCCTGTATCGTTATCGCCGAATACAATCGAATTACCGCCCAGCGCATTATCAGTACCAATGCCTAAAGCCCCGTTAATCCGCCCCCCGGTAATCGGCAATGCACCCACATCACCGGCTGAAGGTTTATTTGCGGTGTTGTAGTCAATAACCCACGGGCGGCTGGTATTCGGTACCGTTCCCCAGTCCTGGCGCTTTGCGTTCGCGCCCATATGCGCGTAATAGTGCTGAAACCAGACTTCCCCGATTTTCTCAACAAACATATATCCGTAGCTGTACAGCTTGCTGCCATCCGGATAGGTCGGAAAATCAGCGACCGTATCAGAATTCGACACCGCCACCCGCCACCATCCTGGAGTATTAGCTGATGCCATCGTGCCGTTATCGGTAATCTGTCCAATGGCATCGGCGGAAATAGCCTTCACATCTGACGCCCACAGGGTGATATCCCCGGATAATGGATGCCCATTGACCTTACGGTCTGACGGGACACGCCCGTTCGCATTATCCATAGCCGCTTTAACCGCTTTCGGCGTTGCGGCCAGCATCTCCGAATCGCTGTTTGTTTCACTGCTTAACTGCACAAACCCTTTTTCGCGGGTTGTGGCGTCCGGATGATTACGGGATTGTTCGTGTTTTCTCAGCGCATCACTGGCCTGCTGCTCATTCAGCGTCCCTTTCGGGCGTAAATCCGTAATATTGCCATTTTCATCAATACCCGCCACCGCAAACACATAATGCTGTACGCCGTTCTGCACATAATCCGCCAGGTTGTCAGCAACCGTAATACGGGACTGCACACCCCACACACTGGCAAGCGTTCCTGTCCAGCATACATCCAGCCAGACTTTGACTGGCCTGGTTGTCACGGTAATATTCAGGTTTTCTGCAAGCGTTGTGCGCAGACCTGCCACATAGCCGGTACCTTTGGTCACATAAAACTGATTCCCGCTTTTCCCGACCAGATAGCCGTCACCAAAAAACGCCGCCGCCCCGAAGATGTCGATATTCTCCAGGCGCTGGCGCTCGTCCATTCCGGCCATACGTGCGGTAAAGTCAATCTGCCATGTCTCGGCAGGCGTATTAATACCGGTTTCAGCCTGTGCGCCGTTATATTCCATCAGGAACGAACGCGTAAGCACGTTACCCTGCTGTCCCTCCGCCGTTTTCAGCTTCTGCTGAACGGGAGCATGAACAATCATTGCCAGCGTACCGCTGGATTTATTAATCAGACCAATCCAGTTAAAGGAAAAATCCCCCACATCCGCCCCCAGTACAACGGAATGCACCACAGCGTTGTCATTCACCACGCCCTTACGGCTGACGGCCTGTCGGTGAACAATCTGTTCAGCCGGTGGCAGGGTTTCATTGCGGTCAACCGGCTGATCCGGGTCAAGTTCCGGCACATTAGCGAATACAAATTCATCCAGCAGGACAGACTCCCCCGTGGCACCCTGCTGCGCTTTCCACTGCTCAAATGCCAGTGTAATTGTTGTCTGTGACATATAATCCCCTTATAACCCTGCGCTGTACATCGCGCTGCTGGTTTCCGTACCGCTCAGTGCTGCCGGATAAACCACATATTCCCCCTGATCCCATCCCGCCCGTATAGTCAGCCGTTCGGACGTGATCACTTCAAACTGGTAACGGCGGCATGTCCGCCCGTACTGCCGGATAATCTGGATCATCAGCTGCGTGTTATCCGCAATCTGGCTGTCCGTGACGCGAACCTGAATCACATCCCAGTCAATTCCCGGCTGGCGCTCCAGCAGTTCAACGTACCCGATCCCCAGACGCTCAAAGATGCTGATAAATCCCTCAACAGAACCGGCGTCACGCGCATTCACGAAGGCATACGCCACACGCCTGCGGAACAGTTCCAGCGGCTCCCCGTCAAAGCGGGAAATGTCCCGGTCATACGCCAGCAGGTTAAGTAACGCCGGTGTACAGGTCAGCGGATCAAACTGGTTCAGTGGCCACGTCACCCAGCCGTACACTTCCGCCCAGAACCGACGCGCCGTTTGCAGCAGTTTTCGCGGCTCGCCTCTGTCCATCCAGGAGGGAAGTACCATTCCGGCCAGTTTTTTCATGAACTCATTCATTCTCAATACTCACCACAAGCGATTTCAGGCGCGGCACATTCAGCTCACTAGCAATGTCATCCAGCGAAAAATTCAGTGATTCCGTTACCGGAAAATTTTTATGGATTTCGCGCCCCAGCTGCGAGAAGGAGAACCGTGAATACGGCCACGTCCTTCTGACGTCATAGTCCGTATTTTCCCGGAAGGCGCACCGGATCAGGTTTTCAATACCGTCCTTCAGGCGCTTCTGTTCATCATCACTGATGTTGTTCAGGTTCCTGACCCAGACAGTGACCGCCAGATCGTGCAGGGTTTCCGGCATGGCATAACACTGCATATCATCCCCGTGGCCGTGATGCCCCTGCGTGTTGATATAGTCATTCACGGCATCCACAAACGGCGCAGAAGCCACGCCGCTGTCCAGCAATAAATAGGCGTTGGCTGTCCCCGGCCCCCTCGGTGCTTCGTGCTCAAAGAAAATCCGGTCAATGCTCAGTCCGGCAACACCGGCTATCATCGACCGGTACACCGCGTCCGTATGGTAGTTGCCCACCAGGTTAAACTGGTTACGGCAACGCTCACGCAGTTCATCATCGCTTTCCTCATCCGCGCCTGGTATGGTCAGCCAGTTTTCTTCACTGGCCACATGGCTGATGCCGTCCACGGCCACCGGCAGAATGCGGTAATATCCCGGCGCAAGGTTATATGCGCCGCCCGTTCCCGTTGCCTTTACCGGCAGCAGTGCGCTGGCGGTACCGGAGGCGATCACCACATCATCTGTGGTGGCCAGTTCATACACCCTGCCGTTAATACGTTCTGTCTGTATCACCGTTCCGGCCTTCACCGTCACCACGGCGCTGGCGTCTTCCTTGTAAAAACGGATAACGCCCTGTGCAGCGCTGGCGGGCTTCGGCGTGATATTCACCGCCCATGCCAGCAGCCGTAACATGCGTCCACTGGCCGTGGCCACAAACATATTGGCCAGTACGGTGGAGATCAGAACCGCCTTCAGCCACATCACCGGCGCGGTTACAATGGCCGTGACCAGTCGCCAGAACGGAGACATACGGGAGGTATTCGTGATAATTCCCTCCTCCGTCGCAATGGCATTAAAGCGATCGCGAATCTCTTCTTCCGTCACCGGCATACCGCTGGCTTTCACCACCTCTTCAAAGTCAACCTGTGGTTTTTCCGTCATAAATCCACCTGTACCGATATTCCGCCAAAGTCATAAGTACTGGCCGTGATCCACAACCGTGTCCGGCTTTCTTCACCGATTTCCACCGTCCCCGGAACGATGCGCTCATCATCTTCAATCAGCAATTCCATACGGGTAAAAATATCTGCCCGCATGGTCGGGCTTCTCTCGGCAATTAATTCCGTCGCCAGACCGCTTTCAATAATGGAATGAATAATGTCCTGCCCGATACTTTTACGGTTATTACATAATTCAGGTTCATTACCGGTATTCAGGACAAAGTCATTTCCCTGAATTAATAAATCAACATACAGGATTTCATTCATACGCCCAGCTCCTGAAACTCCATTAACTGCCCCGGCGTTATCATTTCTTTTGGATAGATATTGACAGTATTAATTTTCCGGCTGTTATCCGTTACAGACCTTGAGTTATTACTGACAGATTTACTGATACCACCTTTATCAATTCCTTTTAGCTCGCCACCTGTAGATAAATTATTTACTGTTAATGGTGGCGAAGAGGTTTCATTAGCCATTGAGATATCAACGCCGGGTATTTTATTCAGCTTCTCAACAATCCAGTTCCACGATTTCAGAAAACCACCTTTAACGGACTGCCAGACATTATCAAACATGGATACAATACCCGACGCCAGTCCACTTAATGCCTGTGAGGGTGAAAACCCTGTTAATAGCGCAATAAAACTGTTCCAGCCTTCACTGATAAATTGCCATGCTGTGGAAAACACCCCGGCCAGCCACGCCACCACCCTGGCACATGCCTGAAACGCGGATGTTTCCATAACAGCTGCTTTCACCGTATCCCAGTGTTTAATCAGCAACCAGCAACCCGCCGCAAGCAACGCTATCGCCCCGATCACAAGCAAGACCGGCCAGCTCATAAAATTAATGGCAGTGCCTGTCATAATAGCTTGCATACGGAGTGCAAGAAGAATGCCTCGTAATGATTTCATTACATTAGCCCACGCCAGCTTTGCTTTTGTGTTAAGCCACGTCCAGGCCGTATCGATTTTGGTAACCGCTGTAAGTAACTTCCATACCCCCTTCCAACCCATCATGATGAACTTTGAAACTCCCATGACGATATTGGCAACCGCACCCACTGCCGCAAACCCCAGCAACGCCATAGCTGCGTAGCCTATAACACGGGCAATGTTGGGAAATAACTGCATCCATCTGGCAAAGGTCTGTCCCATATCCGCCAGACGATTCAGCACCGGATACAATACCGGGATTAGTGTCAGCCCTATTACGGTCTGAATGGCTTTCAGTATTTGTACAAACCGATCCCACGGTTTCACCAGTTTACTGGCCATCTCCTGCGTACGTTTCAGACCGTCAGATCCGCCCAGTTCGGTGATGTTCCTCTGGAGAAGCGCCACATTACCGTAAAGGTGTTTGACCACAGCCGAACTGTCACCGAATGCCGCATCCAGTTCCGCCTGGGCTTTCAGATTCCCTTCCAGGCTCTTGCCGTATTTGCCCTGCAATTTAATCAGCATCTCAGGCATGGACAGCATTTTGCCGGTGGCGTCAGTGAAGGACAGACCCAGTTTTTTCGCCCCCTCAACTGCCCCCGTCATAAAGCCTTCATAGGCGCTGCTGGCTTCCGTTCCCAGCGTGCGGTTCAATTGCCCCAGTACCGCCAGCTGTTCATCCAGTCCGACACCGTAGTTAGTCCCCACACCGCGCGCACCTTCCATCAAATCCTTAATCGTCGCCATTTCAGTACCGAACGTTTTACGCATATACACCATTTTTCCGGCCAGCTGTTCAGCGAACTGAACCCTGCCCAGACGCTCCGCATCGGCGGAAAAATTACCAAACATCTGCCCCATAAATTCCGCCGTTTCTGCGGCGGTGGATTTCAGGGCAAACGCCAGGGTATTAGCAACTTTTGTCACTTTCGGCAGTTCATTACTGGTCAGCCCGGCAATAGCGGAGTTAATACTTTCAGTGGACTGAACAAATTCCACCGCACTGGCACCATAAGTTGTACTGAAACGCAGCGCATCCCGCTGTACGGCTTTTAATGCCTGATCATCAATCCCTTTTGCAGCTGCATCATTCAGCGCATCATACATTTCAATTGCCGGTGATAGCGCACCCCGTATGGCCATTCCTGTACCCGCTAAAGCCAGCACACCACCGCCAATCTGCATAAAGGCCGCTTTTGATTTTTCCGCAAAGCCGGTGACGCTGCTCTGTGCCTGTTTTAACGGGCGGGACAACTTATCAATCAGGCTTAATGTAAAATCTAACTGTTTCATTCTGTGCCTTTAAATGCTTTAGCCACCCCATTGGCCACAGCAATTCCTGTATATTCCCAGTGACGGTTATCCAGCCAGATAGCCGCGGCAATATCGTCAACGGAATCCTGACCATGTGGTAAATAATGACGGCGAAGTATTAAATATTGTTCGAGTCCGTTCTGTTCAATTGCCCGGACTCGCTTTGTCAGTTTTTTACTTCAATTTCCAGTTCAGGGGCGTAAATATCATTAACCTTACTGACAAGCTGAAGCGCAGCGCCCGGACGTTTTAATATTTCAGCTAAAGCTTCCTTGCTTTCCGTTGCAACAATACGCGTCAGGTAGTTATGCGCAGGTGCCACTTTATTGTCCATTGCCATTTCATTAATAAACTTGTTATAGGCGGTCTGATTTGGTTCAAAAATAATATCAGTCCCACAGACACACAGTTTAATTTTTTCCATATAAAAGACTCTCTCTACGATTAATTTCATCTATTAACTGATTATGGCGTGCTGCGCACTGACCATAAATTTCAAGATACGCATTCAACAGTTCCGCAGCATCTTTACCCGTAATCCCTTTCAGGCGCGGCAGCTGCGTGACGCATTTAGTTTTCAGGTTTTCCTGATAACGCACGTTCGGTACTGGCGGCGGCGTCGTTGTACATGCGGACAAAGTCGTCAGACAGGCACACGTTAGTAAACACCGGCTTAACCACCTCCGTACGAATTTCACGCGGCGGTGCATTTTTCAAAGCCTCCAGTTGTTCTTCCAGTTTTCGCCCGGATTCACTGGCCACGCTCGCCAGCGTTTCCCCGGTAGCGCTGGCTGACCGGCTGATGGCCAGATCGATACTGTCACGCTGCCAGTTAGCCGCCCTCCAGCCTGCCCAGAAGGCCAGAACAACCGTCATAAGCCAGCCCGCCACCACACGATCCATCAGCGAACCCCGTCATGTTCCAGACTGAAATGATTACCATCCGGCCTGGATTTGAAGCGCCCGCCCCAGCTGCCGCCCAGTGACTCCCAGTATTCGCCCAGCGGCAGGTAATCCTCTGTGCGGGTCTGGTACTGGCCGTTAACAAACAGGTTAAAATCCACTGCCAGACGCCGTGTATGCAGACTGTTGGTAATACCGCTGCCCTTTTTCGCGTTCAGCGCCGCCTGTTCCGGCGTGCGGTAAGCCTCCCCGAACGTCAGCCGGTAGCCGTGTTCTTCTGCCCAGTGGATCAGATTTGCCACCATAACGGTAAACAGCTGCTGTTTTTCACTCAGTGTCATTTATCAGCCCCTTTCCCCAGAAAACCGATCCCTTTCTTACGTAGCCAGGCTTCAACACCATTAAGGCCAAGAATCCCCAACGCTGAACCAATGCCGGCAAGCGCAAGCGGATGGATATCCGGTACGAAGTAAAGCGCCACCCCTGCCGCTACTGATAACGCGCTGCCCACAATGACACGCCCCAGTACCAGACGGGCCGTGATCGGCTCGTCACTGTTCAGCATCTTGCCCAGGGCAATCAGCGCCCCCATAATTGCCAGCGCAATAAACCCTTTTTCGTAGTCCTGCATCCCTTTTCCTTACCCGATCAGATTTTCCGTAGCTTCCGCTTCCAGATACGGAACCCCGTTGATGTTGACGAACTTCGGACTGGTCACGAAGTATTTAATTTTGTGCGTGGATACGCTGCCGCCTTTTGGATCAATATCCAGCAGATTGCTTAACTGCAATTTATTGCCGAACGTCTCGACCTTCACTTCTTCACTGCCTGCTTTGGCGTAGAAAAGAAAATCCAGCGGTTCAATACCTCGCCACGAACCTGCGGCGCGGGCTTTGGCTGTCAGTACCTGAAGCACTTTAGAACTGACTTCAATTTCTCCCTCTGCGGCCACATCGCCATCAACATGGCCGTCCGGCACACCACGGGTCTGGGCGGCGGCGCTGTTATCCGTGATATCCAGCGAAATTTTTTCTATATGGATCAGTTCACCATCGATGTAGGCATCAAATGACATACCTGAAATACGTTTGGTCATGCTGCGGCCTCCAGACTGGCATCCAGTAACAGGCTGATAGTAATTTGCAGCGGTACTTCATACGTGCGTACCACAATGTAAATATCCACCGCCTTTTTGCTCTTCCAGACAATAGAGACATCTCCATCCTGCGGCGGCTTCACCTCTCCCGGAAACGACACACCGTTAATGTTGGCCGCCGTGGACATTTCGCGCAGTGGGCGGGCAAACAACGTCTGGTGTGCCGCGATGCTGCCCGGCGTACTGTTCAGCGAACGATCGGCAATTTTACCGATAGCCAGCAGACGGACACGACGGGCGGCCTTGTCCACAATACGCAGCGTCTCAATGGACTGATAATCACCCCCTTCCACATCCAGCGTACGTCCGTCAGCCCAGTAAAAACCGTCATAATCCGGATACCACATCGGCACACTGTAGCGCTGCGCTTCCAGCGCTTTAAGGGTGGCCAGCTCCAGTGTTTTCCCGGTGCCATCTTCCGGTAGTTCATCGCTGCCCAGATTAAGTAGCGCCCCGGTTTTCACCCTCGCCGGGCTGTCAGCAACCGTCACCGCCCGGTTACACAGGCGACCGGCCAGCACGCCCGGTTCATTCCCCCACAGACGCGGAACCAGCTGAACCGCTTTCTCTGCAATACCCTGCTGAAGGGTGGACAGACGTTTCAGATAATCCGCCTGGGCTTCATCCTCCTGCATTCCCTGAACCGCCAGGATGAACCACACCCAGCGCCCGTATTGCGCAATCAGTTCAGATCTCAGCGTTGCCGCCTGGTTAATCTGTTCTTTTGCCGCCACATCATCCGACAGCACCACGCCTTCCACCGAGCAGGAAACCTGTGCAGCGTTGACGGCATCCACCCACGCGCCCGGCTCACTGTCTGCGGCCAGTACATGAACAAATCCCCACCAGTTCTGGCCGGCGTTCGTCATTGCCGCCAGTACATCACTTTTTAACGGGCTGTTCCCCTCACCCAGTAGCGCGTTAAAGTCACTCTGTGCGTTAACAGCCAGCGTTTTACCCACATTTTTGGTACCCGTACCGATAAACAGCAACGTGCGCTCCACCTCATTGGTTTCACCCAGTAGCTGGTTTACCTGGTTAACGGTTACGATTGGCCAGGTCATGCTCTCCCCCTGATATCCTGCGCGTTAACATCCCAGCCGAACCCGATAGCCTGAAGCTGTCGTGCCAGCGCTCTGTTAAAATCATCCTGACCTATCCCCAGAAACGCCCTGGCAGGTAAATCAATCTGCCAGGATGTTTTGACCGGTTTGTCCTCCAGTATCCGGATAAGCAAACCTGCCTGTCTGGCGGTCATTTTTTCCTGTATTTCCTTGTAACCGGGCTTACGCCAGCGCTTGCCGCGCCTGACTTTATACCCGGCCTTACGCAGACGTTTCGCCTGTCGCAGTGATGCAGGTTTATCCCCCTGCTCACGGCCTTCCACCTGCCTGCGGTTGACGGTTACGCTCATGCCATTCTGCTGGACATAACCCACCACGCCGGCAGACAGATTTCCCTTCGCATTCCGGTAATGGCCACCGGCCAGATACAACCTGACGGAATCCGTTTCCGGCATTTCACGGATGCGGATAAGTTTCGGCATATTGCGCAACATTTTGCCTTTACGCCGGGTCTGTCTCCCCTGCCACTTATCCCCCTCCGGTGACTGCTGGTTGCGCACATTGCGCTTTGCTGCGGCTTCCACGCCGTATTTCGCCATACGCCACAACAGCCGGCGACGTCTGGCAGGAGGCAAATCCAGCTTTTTCAGCGCCTCCTGTAGCTGGCGGAACTGTTCCTGGTTCAGTTCGCCATTTATCATCCCTCCCCCTCATTGACGGGGATCACCGTCACCTCATCCGCCGTCCAGACTTCGGGGTTTGCCAGCTTCCAGCGCTGGCCATCAAACGGGATCTGACCTTTGGGATCGGGGATCAGATTCAGTTCCTCCACCATTGGCAACGTCACCACCATAATGGCGGTTTCCTGGTCGATGGTTTCGATATCAAATTCCGGTAGTTCGGCATCAATGCCGGTTTCCTCAAAGAGCTCCCGCTCATCCTGACAAAGCCACGACATAAATAACGCCATCAGAATTTTGGGATCGTACTCACGGTAGGGATAACGCTCCCACATCAGCACGGCGTTATAACGAATGATGGCAATACGATACTGCCCCAGCCCGGTGTCACGCTGTGCCGGGATGAATGCGATTTCATCCATCTGGCTGTCAAATCCCTGCATTGCCCGTCTGGGCATGTTCGCAATGAGAAAATCCGTTAATTCGGTAAGCTGGCTCATATCATGGCCACCGTGATGCGTTTCAGCCCTTTGATACGCCGTACCGCCAGCGTGGATTCCGCTATCAGACTGGAGCGGGTTTCATCGCTTTCCTGCCCGGGATGGCTTTCACGGCGCCCAACAGACGCAAATTCGCCCATCAGGTCAGCTTTGGCGCGGGCAAAAACAGCCTTGCGGTAACGGGCGCACAACAGATTTTCACCGTCAATCTCAACGCCCGGAACGTCCGCCGCGCTTGCATGGCCACTGAGGCGACAATCCGCCACTACCCTGACCAGATCATCATTGATTTCACCGGCTGTGGTCAGCAGCGCCTGACGGATGGTGGCTGCGTCGATATCGGCAGGAATAGCACGCTGGGACTGAAAATCCTTCACGCTCAGGTCTGGCCAGAAGCCATCATTAGTCAGAATGGCATCATCAAAATCAATTGCAGTTCCGCTGAACATCCTGTTCCTCCGGAAAAAAGCGGGCTGGCCGGTTTCCACGGGCGATACGCTGATGCGCTCCCCTCCACCGCGCCCGCTTTCGGGTCGGTAGCCTGTGATTACTTATCCAGCGCCCGCAGACGTGCAGCAATACGCTGCAACATCGTGCCAACGCCACATTTAGGGTCGAATCCCTTCGCCTGCTCCAGCAAATCCTTCGCCCGGAGCAATACATCCTTGTCTTCCGTTGCCGCTGCGCGTGGCTCTCCGTTCTCATCGCGTAGCAGGTGCAGACCGGCAAATTTCACATATTTGGCCTTGATGACCTCATACATATTCCAGTGCTGCATAACGTTTCCCAGCGTGCGGCTGAAATACGGCTCCACATCCTGCCCCTGTGCGGCTTCCGTCTCCGCCCAGGCCAGTACCGTATCGGCCACAAACACCGGGAACGCACTGCCGAACGCGGCCGGGGTTTCCTGCCCCCGTTCGATGGCCACATCCGCCCAGTCCAGCGCCTGATCGAACTGGCCGGTATCAAACAGCCAGATGACACACCAGGCAAAAACGGGATTCTGATGCATGCTGTCACTTTCCAGCCAGGTTTGTGCGGTCGGCATCCAGCGGGGCAACAGCACATCACGCTTGAACTCCATGCGCTCCGCACGGTTGCTAATCGCTGCGGCCGCTGCCACATCCTTTTCCAGTGCCGCAATCTGGACGTGCAGACTGGTTTCACTGTCGAGAGATTGTTGCTGACGCAGCAGCCGTTCTGCTGCAATACGCGCGCTGTGTCGCTGTGCCGGTGACAACTGCATTATTTCCCCCGTTATGCGCCTGCTGACGGTGCAGCCGTTGCCCCAATCGTTACCGCGCTTTCGTCAAATGCGGCATACAGTTCCGGATATTCCACGGCATAGCCTTCATTACGCAGGTATTTGTTTTCATACTGCTTGCGATCTTCCACAAACTCCGCTTTACGCTGACGCGTACCGCGCTGGGTGTAGATATGCAGGTTAGGCAGTGTGGTAACAATCATGCGCTTGCCTGGCATAAACGGCGGAACATAAGCCGTACGGCCGGCGATACTGTCAGACAGCAGCTGTGCCGCAATCTTTTCAGTGGGTTTATCAGCTTTCTGATACAGACGGAACGACTCCGCCGCCACCAGGTCAGCACCTACCAGAACCACCAGACGCGGATCATTACGGTACTGTGCCGGAATTTTGGCATTGATAAGATCGGATGCCATCGCATCCAGCGACACGTAATCACCTTTACCGTCACCGTCCAGCACAACCTTATCAGTGATGATCTGCTGGCCGTCCTTCCACTCTTTAACAATTTGATGCCAGCCCTTGTTCACATCCTCGCCGTTCGGGTTGGTTTCCGCATTTGTGGTTTCTGCCACTTTGGTACCATTAAACCCGATACGCAGCATATCTAGCGCAAACGCCTGATTGGTGAACTCCTGGACGCGCTGGAAAAACTCGTTTTCATCGCCGGCATTCGCCCAGACAGAAAGCAACTGCCAGGTCAGTGCGGCACACGAATCTGTTTCGACCAGCCTGTAATCATTCCCGCTGACGCCCACTTTCTTACGGAAACGGCCATCCAGCACACGCCCGGTATACAGGCCAGAACTGCCAACCGGAACCACCTGCCCCTGTAACTGATCCACATCAGCAACCGTCAACAGATTCAGGAAAGATGACTCCTCCAGCAGCGCATTACGCATCTGGGTTTCTTTCGGATCTGACAGCGCAAACCAGCGGTCGCCATCGGTCGCACCGTAGGATTCACGCAGACCATTGTGATACTGGCGCAGAAACTCACGGGCTTTCGCATTTAATTGCATATTCTTTTTCCTTAAAGAAAAGTTGTGTTATCCCTTACAGGAAATTGAAGCCTTTTTTGCCCTTGCTGAATTTTTTATCCGGCAACTGGGTAACTTTGCTGTTCAGCTTGCTGAAGTTTTTCACCAGCTCCGGCAGATTGCCCACCAGGCGCGCAAAATCTTCGGTATCCACCACTTCTTTTACTGTATCCACATCATCCTGTACGTCAGATACAGCGTCTTCGGTTTCACTAAGGCGCGTCTCAATAGCGGTAACACGCTTATCAATGGCGTCCAGTGCTTCAGCCAGCGCCTGCAAGGCGTCAGATTGTGACGGCTCCTGTTCCGTGGTTTGTTCCGGCTCTTCAATACTGAAAAAATGGCGCCAGCCTTTTTTCGCTTTAGACATTCCCTTTTCCTTTTTAAATTCCCTGACTTCATCAAACGCCAGCGGCTTATACGGGCCGATGCGTTTTCCTTTGGTGCGGCTGAAACGTAGCCGTGTGGTGCTCACTCCTGCCGGGCTGTCAGTGACTGCCAGCCCTTCCAGATAGGTTTTACCGGTGTTCCGGAAATTACTGTCCGGTGTGAATTCCGGCGACAAAAATAAAAGTTGCCCGTTGGCGTTCGCCTGAAGTAACGAAATACCAGGACATAAACGAGCATATAAACGCAAAATACCTTCATCATCACGTTCAGCTTTTAATTCCAGCACCTCCCCCATATTCCCGAAATTACGGGAATGCTCCGGCCATAACAGCGCCGTATACAAAGAGGGGTCGTATAATTCAGCGGCATCCAGTAGCCATTGCTCTTCAATAGCCCGCTTATCAACCGTTTCACCCGCAGTAGCGATACAAATCCAGTTTGTTGCCAGCTGTGAACCTGACATATTGCCTCCCTTCCTGCTGCGGTTTTCAGTATCGCCAATTAAATTAACCGCCGCATTCACTTCATTTCGGATATAAACAATTAACCGAACACATCAGAAATAAAGTAGGATTTAATAAAGAACTGCCCGTGCATAATGTGTGCATGGCTAAATACTCTGAAGAATTAAAAGGCGTTGCGCGGGCGCTTTATTTAAAACGTTATACCCCGCAGGAAATTGCCGGTGAACTTAATCTGCCTAACAGACGCATTGTCTATTACTGGGCGGAGAAATATTGCTGGGCGGAATTACTCAGCCACGAATCAACCGAAGACGCATTAAACCGCCGTATTCAGTCGCTGACATTACGTGAAGGGAAATCGGAACTGGAGCTGCGGGAGCTGGACAGCCTCGTGTCTCACCTGGTGAAACTGCGTGCACAACATAATAAACATCAGGAAAAGCTGGCAGAAATTAAACTCAGTGAAAGTGATGCGCTGGCGTCCCGCCAGTCCTGTGGCGACGAAAAGCCCCGGAAACGCGGCAAATACAAAAAGAACGATATCAGCCATCTAACCCAGGAGGATTTTGACCGTTTCGCGCTGGAGCACCTTTTCGGCTACCAGAAACACCTTCGCGACAATCTTCATCAGCAAATCAGGAATATCCTGAAAAGCCGCCAGATTGGCGCAACCTGGTATTTCTCAATAGAAGCGTTTGAGAATGCGGTTATGACAGGAGATCCGCAAATCTTCCTGTCCGCCTCAAAAGCCCAAGCTGAAGTATTCCGCAGCTATATCGTCAACATTGCGGAGCAGTATTTCGGCGTGGAGCTGACCGGCAACCCCATCCGTTTGTCCAACGGCGCGGAGCTGCGCTTCCTGTCAACCAATAAGAACACCGCCCAGTCATACAGTGGCCATTTGTACTGTGATGAATATTTCTGGGTACCCAACTTTGCAAAATTAAACGAAGTGGCCAGCGCAATGGCCACACACGACAAATGGCGCACCACTTACTTTTCCACACCCAGCAGCAAAACACACCAGGCGTACCCGTTCTGGACAGGCGAAGAGTGGAAGCGCGGCGACAAAAAACGCGCACGCGTGGCGTTCCCAACAGAGAAGGAGCTGCGTGACGGCGGACGGTTATGCCCTGATGGCCAGTGGCGCTACATCATCACGCTGGAAGACGCGATCGCAGGCGGCTTTAACCTGGCCAGCATCGATAAGCTGCGCAACCGCTACAACCGCGACACCTTCAACATGCTGTACATGTGCGTGTTCGTGGACAGCAAGGACAGCGTATTTTCGTTCTCCCACGTCGAACGTTGCTGTGTTGATCCGGATATCTGGGAGGATCATGACGAAAACCTGCCACGGCCATTCGGCAATCGTGAAGTATGGGCAGGCTATGACCCTGCTCGCAGCGGGGACACATCCACCTTCGTGATTATCGCGCCGCCAATCGTGGCTGGCGAAAAATTTCGTGTGCTGCGCGTATTCCACTGGCAGGGAATGAACTGGAAATGGCAGGCGGCACAAATTAAGAAGCTGTTTGGCCAGTACAACATGACCTACATCGGCATTGATATCACCGGGCTGGGGAGTGGTGTCTTTGAGGATGTGCAGCATTTTGCCATGCGTCAGGCGGTGGCTATCCGCTACGGCGTGGAAACGAAAAACCGCCTGGTGATGAAGATGATCGACGTTATCGAAGACAACCGCGTGGAATGGGATAAGGAGAAGACGGAAATCGCTGCCAGCTTTATGACCATCCGCAGAACGTCCACGGCCAGCGGTAACGCCATGACATTTGTCGCCGACCGCACAGCTGAAACCGGTCACGCTGACAGCTTCTGGGCTATCGCCCATGCCATTGACAACGAACCATTAAACTTTGAAAACCAGCGAAAATCACGCTGGGGCAACTTAGGGAAAGCAGCATGAAAAAACGGAAATACAGGGAACGCCGCACCGTTACCAGACCGCGCCATATGAGCCTTATCACGCTGGGTAAGCCAGAACCCATTCTGACGACCGGCACGAACTATACAGACGTCTGGTATGACAATGAAGCGGAACACTGGACGCTCCCGATTGACCGGCTGGCGCTGGCGCAACTGGTAAACCTGAACGCGCAACACGGTGGCGTGCTGTATGCCCGCCGCAATATGGTGACAGCAAATTATGATGGCGGCGGCCTGACGCATGAGCAACTGGGCGCGGCCGTGTTTGACTGGCTGACGTTCGGTGATGTGGCCATTCTCAAGGTACGTAACGGCTGGGGAGATGTAATCGCACTTTACCCGCTGCCGGCACTCTATACCCGCCAGCGTAAGACCGGGGAATTTGTTGTACTTCAGCAGGGTGAACCGGTAATTTATCCGCCTGAAGATATTATTTTTCTCAGGCAGTACGACCCACAACAGGCCATTTATGGTCTTCCGGATTACATCAGCGGCATCCACTCCGCCATGCTCAACGGTGAAGCCACGATTTTTCGCCGGCGTTACTACCACAACGGTGGTCACACGGGCGGCATGATTTATTGCAACGACCCGAATATGACCGACGAAGTGGAAGAAGAAATCATTCAGAAGCTGGAGCAGTCGAAGGGGATCGGGAACTTCAGCACCATGTTTGTGAACATCCCCAAAGGCGATCCGGATGGCATCAAATTTATCCCGATTGGCGATATCAGCGCCAAAGATGAGTTTCAGAACATCAAAAGCATCAGCGCCCAGGACGTGCTGACCGCGCATCGTTTCCCGGCAGGTCTGGCAGGGATTATCCCCACCAACGGAGCTATAATGGGCGATATTGAGAAAGCGGCTAAAACATACCGTAAAGCGGAGATTTTACCCATTCAGCGTATGTTCAGCGCCGCAGTGGCGCAGGAAAGTGATGTACCGCCCCACCTGTACCTTAATTTCCTGAAAGACAGTGAACTGGAAGGTGATTAATGTCCGCAAAAAGGCTAAAATATCATCGATTTCCAACTTCCGGAGCGATGGATATGCGGGTAATGAAGGTTTACTGTCCGGTATGTGAGGCAAGGGCTGTTATCAAAAAAACAGCCAGAAAACACAAGGAGCTATCTGATTTATATTGCGCCTGTACAGATGTTGAATGCGGTCACACTTTTGTGATGAATATGACGTTCTCACATACCATCAGCCCCAGCGCCAAATCCAGCGATGCGCTGATTGCCACTATCTGCAACAGCCTTGATATGCAGCAAAAACAACTGATGCTCAAGTTTTTAAGTCAGGACGGCACTGCTGCTGCATAAAAAAGGCACCTGTAACGGTGCCTTTTTCTCATAAATGTTACTCGGTTATTTATTCTTCTTTTCATCATTACTGTTATGGCTTACAGAATTAAGTCCTGAAGCTATATCGCTAACAGTTTGAAGACTAGCTGAATTTAAATTGGGCCAGTTTATTCCTTGCCCCCAATTCAATTTAGCTAAATTTTTACCTGACAAGATTGAGTTCGCAGAACTTAAATCAAGTCCCTGAAATCCATTAGAACCTAAAGTCGGCCTTGCGAAAGGCAGTGTATTTTTGGATATCTCCTGATTAATCGAATCTAACTTATTTTGATTTGCTATAATTTTAGCATTCAAATCCATTAGTTCCTTTTCTTTGGAGTCTAATTCCTTCCTAATTTTCGACATTGAGCTCATAGCACTATGATAAGAGCTAGCAACCGCCTGAGCCTCGATTTCTTTTTCCTTTATTAATACATTAATATCCCTAAGCTTTACCTGAGCACTATTATATTTTTCTTCAAGAGCACTTGTATCATACTCAATAGCTTTATTTGCCTTTTCAGCATTTAACCTCGCTTTTGCGTCTGCATATTCATACTCGACATTTTTATTTATTTCTTCTATTTTTAAATCAAGAGCACTCTGTTTTCTCTTACTATCATTTGTACTCTTTTTCGTAAGCACTCCATTTTGTATTACATCGACAACGTATGAAATAAAAGGAGTACCAACTACAAATATAATTGAGGCAACAAATGGATACCAAAATGTATGGGTATGAGGGATACTAATTCCCAAAAAGACACTATTTGAGGGTAACGCTTTTATTTTTTCAATACGTTGTTCAATGTCCAGACTGAACGAGAATAAGAGTAATAGAATGCGGTCCCAGTTACAGAGAATCCAAGAGGATATAAAGCATAGAAAAAATGGATTTGATAACCGTTGATTAACAGCTTTCACTACCGGTTCAGTTGTAACTGATTTTACCGCATCCAAAGCTTTATCTATTGTTTCGCTCATTTTAGGAATATCAACCATTAGTTTTTTAAACAAAGTTATTGATAAATGAATAATATCATACTATTAGAAAACTGTGACATCACGACTTCCTTCATGATGTCACAGTTTTTAGCTATAAACTGAGAGATACAAGGTGGTTAATCTCGTTTAAAAATCCAGCATCGGAATGTATCCGGCATCCGTTGCATATCCCCTTTACCACGGTTATGGCGCTCACTAACTGCGCTGCGCGTGGTGCTTTGTCTGATGAACCGACGTTCATTACCATTTTTAAGCAGCTTTTTTATTTCTGTTAAAGTGAACGGAATACGCTGCCTGTGTGCTGCTGCAACTTCTTCCATGTGGTTGAAATTTACTGCAATTTCATTTTCATCTGATGAATGGTTGATGCCATAGGGTGCCAGTTCATCCAGGTAATCAAACAGCTCCCAAAACTCCTGCACCATTGGGTGATCCTTTTTAAGAGCCTGACAACGTTCAATGGCCAGTGCGGTGATGGCTTCACGCGTTTTTTCTATGCGTTCGACCGGCACAGGTACAACAAGCGCAAGCGCCTCCAGCAAGCCCACAAGCTGCGCGTGATTCTTTGCAATACGGATATGGCGAATATTGCTGTTAGACTCCAGCTCGCTCCTGGCGCGTTCGTATCCCTTACCGAACGTTTGCATGATTTCTTTCTCACGCATAGTGGCCAGTAGTGTGAATCCGGATACTCGGCTAACAGGGAGTTGTTCCAGCCGCTCCGCAGCGTGGCGCGTCTGAACAGATTGCCCGCGCTTGTCGGTATAGATATGGATAATACGCTCCAGAAACGCCTTGCTGCCGTCTGTATCAGCGTTCTGCGCAATCACAATACTGCCCCTGAATGGCGGTTCGTATGTCTCGTTATTGTTGGACTTTATCCCCACAGCACGGGAAGCGCGGCCGTTATACAATGATTTCAGTTCATCCCAGTCAAAAGCGCGTTGCTTGGCGTTATCCGTGGTGCGGTCGCCTTCGATTAACACAACCGGCAGGTTGCCGACCTGGGCAAAGTTGCGCCCACGCGCTGCGGCCGTGGACTTAGAAGGATCAAAACCTTCGTATTCTTCACGGCCGGCGAGCTTCCACAGAAATTCAATCAGTGTGGATTTACCTGTCCCCGGTTCCCCCACGATTTCCAGAAACGGGAATGACTTATCGCGCTCCCGGATTTGTTCGGCAAACAGCGACCCCAGCCAGAATGCCAGCGCCACGTACCCCTTTTCACCAAATGCCGTCCAGATATCGTCAATCCAGCCCGTGGTAAATTCATTCAGCTTTGGATTCAGATCCAGCGATGGTGTCAGGCTCAGGCTTTTTACACTGGCGTGATTGATTTCAAAATAGTCTTCATCGTTCATCTCATACAATCGGCCATCGCACACGGCCACACGGTTAAACAGCCACGCTGAATAATCTTTGTTGTAGCCGATAAAGTTCTGTGTCTTAACCTCTTTTATTTCAGGAAGCCGCATCTGGATGAACTTATCCAGTTGCTTGGTGCTGCCGGTGTATACCGCCCCTTTGGCAATATGCAGCAAACGTTTCTTAAACTCGGCGGAGCTGGTGAGCTGGTTCGCCGTGAAGGTATCCTTCACCGCTGGCCGGTTCGGCATGTTGACCTTAACGTAATACCAAGACTCGTCAGTAGGTTCAGAACGCTGGAAATAGAGCGGAGTCAGCCAGCAGTTAGCTATTTCTGTCACGCCGCCAGATTCTTTCACCGCACGTTCTTTGGCTTCCCAGTCCTGGATAACTTCAGTACCAGTATTACTTATGCGCTCATAGGCTCGCATGTACCTGTCCAGATCCAGTTCAAACCAGTACATGCGGGAATTATGTTCAAAATAGAACGAATGCCACTCATTATGCTGATGCATGAGAAGCGCTTTTTCAGTCGGACTGTTCGCCAGCAGAATATCGCCATAGTAGCGATAATTTTTGATGTCCGATTTGCTTAACCGGCCACGCAACAACAAGTCATTCCAGTCCAGACTGGAGGGTGATTTCACCGGCTGCGCCGCGCGAACTTTCCAGCCGGCATCCTCACTACGAGCTGCGAACGCCAGCGTATGCTTTGTTCCGGCCTTATCACCGTCAAACGCCCATACAAGGCGTGGGCGCGGTTTTTCACCCAGCTCTTTGGCCAGGGTATCCAGTGCGACTAGTGGGTAGTTGTTACTACTCAGCGTGGCAACGGCGGGTAAACCTGCCTGGCAAAGACTCAGCGCATTAAATATCCCCTCAGTGATCCAGATTTCGTTCACTTCCAGCAGATTGACAGAAGGTGGCACCCACCAATGACCGACATAGCTCCCTTTGATATTGGCTTTTTGCTTACCGAAACGCTGCGGTTGATCAATGATGCGTTCCCATATGGCACCACAGGACAGCTTAAATCTGACTGTTGCCGATCCCATGCCATCTTTAACAAACGCGCCCTGGGTGAAGATGCCTTTAAGTGGTTCGGTATCCAGCCCTCTGGCCTCGCGCAGATACGCCTCCGCAGCTGCGTGTGGAGTTTCAGGCGTGTCCTTATACCGCTTAGACCAGTCCTCAAAAATATCCGGGTACAGCTCTTTAACAACGACCTGATGGCCGCAGTTATTTTCGCGGCCACACTTCAGAATCCAGGGCTTATCAATGCTGGTGAATAATTCGCGCTTACGACACTTAGGGCATACCCCCTGCTGCAAATACTTATCCCGCTCTTTAAACTCAAAATCCTGAACAAGACGCCGCACCACGTCCTGTTGTATCGTTGCGTTCATAAATAATCCATTTGTGAAATAATGAATAAAAGGCAAAAATTATATTTTATACTGTTTGTTATATCGCTCATGCGTCATTAATTCCCAGTTCCTTCCCTTATCCTTACTAAGCAGACGCCAGCGATAGGAGACATGAACAGAAAAATAATGATTCGGCTTAATAACCTGATAAACCTTTTTACCGTGGTAATATTCTGTCAATACTGAAAATGCCCTATTAATGACACTTTCACTCGCATGAGAGGTCACTGTCAGCATAATTATTTCACACTGGCTATTTTTATGAGATACGTCCAGACATAAGAAACAATTTTTGCCTGATGGATAGCATCATATAAAGCGTGATGTTTAACGCCTTCAAACTTAATAATATTATTAATATTCAGTCCCAAAACTTTAGCCAGTGCACTTACTGTTCTCACATCACGATCATTCCAGTAATTCCACATCGGGCTTAACAAGCCGACCTTATTTGCAGCATGACGAAGAATAACGTTGTCGAATGACGCTCCATTACCCCAGACCTGTAAATGATGTGCATCAGTAAGTTCACAGATAAAATGGAAAAGGTCAGATATGGCGGTATCCAGCGGACAATTCGCATCATTAATAATCTCGCTCTTTGCTTCGATGGACTGACGCAGCCACCACAACACTGTATCTGCGCCCATCGTGCAGTCGTAATCAACGCTACTTGTAAGACTGATACGACGATAGAATGTTTCCCCCATTTCACCCGTTTCTGGGTTAAATAACACCGCGCCAATAGCAGTAATTGCAGCAGTTGGTTTGTTATCCATTGTTTCAAGGTCAATCATTAAATGTTTCATGGCATTCCCTTAATGTTAAACAGCTTTCAGATTAGAATTGTTTTTTCTCATTACCCCTGAAGCAAGAGAAGAAAGCACCGGAATATTATCTTCTGTTGGTATATCACCCTTAAATGCCATCAGGGTAATTTTGTGAAGTTCGGCAAAATCATCAACATCATTATTAAATCGTGCTGTTGCGGATATTCCTTCCAGACACTTAGCCAACTGAAGATTCAACTCCATCAAATGAATACCGTCACTGTGGACAGAGTAATTTTCTTTATCAATCGCTGTTGCCTGTGCGTGATAGCTTTGCAACAAATTCCGAATAAGCGTGGCATATTTACTTTTCATAGTTAATTTCACATTATCTAATGAAGTTAATATTTAATTATGAGTTCTGGATTTTTCAGTTGTAAATAGCCGATTTTTCCAATCATGCCATTCTGGGGGCGCTTCTTTTGCAAGATGTTCTGCATAAGCATCCCACTCGCCACGATGAATATAAATTTCTCCGCCTTTCTTTGATGGGTTCTGAGGGTCTTTCATGCGGATTACTGGCAGTTTTCCGGCCGTGGCCATCTTGCGAATTGCAGCTGGTGTTTTGCCTATATATTCAGCAAAAAGCTCAGGGGTCACCAACTCTGAAAGCGCGTTTTCAGCTAGCTCCTTCATCTGTGATATCCTCCGTTAGTTTAGGTTCCTAGTACGCTTTAAGGTGTATTAGGGTTTAAAAGTCGTTAATCAACAACCAAAGAATAGTCGTTAGGTAACAACCATGTCAAGAGACTATGCGGATAAACTCCGACAAATTAGGAAAGCAGAAGGAATGACACAGAAGGTATTTTCAGAGCGTACGGGGTTAGCTCTGGGTACGATCAAGTCATACGAGGCTGGACATCAATCGGCAAGGTCAGAAATTGTTGAACGAGTTGTGAGCGTTTTACAGTTTGAAAAATATACACTTTGGCTAATGACAAACAAAACAGCTCCAGCAGCAGGGCAAATAGCTCCGTCTCTCTCCCCTGATGGGCAAGACGGCAAAAACTCATCCCACTCCACCCAAAAGGTTGGTTAATCGTTTGTTTTTTCTATGCGTTAAATCAAAACTTACATAATGACGCAGATATCGGAGGGCTTCGCTATGTCGATTAAGAAGCTCGATGATGGTCGTTTTGAAGTGGACGTAAGACCGCGCGGAACTTCAGGGAGAAGGATTCGTCGCAAATTTAGTCGTAAAGCGGAGGCCCAGGCATATGAAAAATATGTTCTGACAAACTTCCACGATAAAGAGTGGCAGGACAAACCCGCAGATAGAAGACTACTGTCTGATTTGATTGCTATATGGTGGAGTTACCACGGAAAGAATCACAATTATGGTGACTCATATAAAAAACGCCTAGATAAAATCAATCGCGAAATGGCCGAACCCAGAGTGTACGAACTTACCCGTAACTTTTTGATGAAACATCGTGCAGAAAGACTTCATAGCGGAGTCTCGGCCGGAACGGTTAACAGGGATTTCTGTGTCATGTCCAGCATGTTCAGTCTGTTGATTGATATGGAGGAGTTTCACCACGAAAACCCATTCCATGCTGTTAAGAAACTGCGTCTGGAAAATACAGAAATGTCGTTTCTATCAGAAGAAGAAATCCGCAACTTGCTGAATGTTCTTACCGGGGATGACCGCAGGGTTGTCGTTCTGTGCCTGAATACAGGTGCACGATGGGGAGAGGCCAGTAATCTCAAAGCTGAACACGTTATAAGTAACCGTGTTACGTTTGTTAAGACTAAAACAGGCCCAACTCGTACCGTACCGATATCAAAGGAAATCGCGGATTATATCCTCACGCGCAAATCTGGGAAATTGTTCGATACCAACTATGAACGGGTTCGTGATGTTCTTCGTAGGATAAAGCCAGACTTACCGAAAGGTCAGGCATTGCATGTTTTACGCCATACCTTTGCAACGCATTTCATGATCAACGGTGGAAATATCATCACGCTACAGCGCATTCTGGGGCATACGACAATTGAGCAAACAATGACATATGCACACTTCGCCCCCGATTATCTGACTGATGCAATACGCTTTAATCCAATGCGCGGGAGTGTCCACATAATGTCCATGAACTAG